GGAATACACAAATGAAGTTACAGAAGGAGATATACACACAGCTAATCAAAAAGCTGCAGGACTTAAATCAAGAGATCAGGCAAAGACATTCATCTATGCATTTATATACGGAGCAGGAGATGCTAAGATTGGGAGTGTGGTTGGAGGAGGTAAAAAACTTGGAGCAGAACTTAAGCAACGCTTCCTCGATAATAACCCATCACTTAAAGTCCTTCGAGACAGAGTATCTAGAGCAGCTAAACGAGGATACCTCAAAGGATTAGATGGTCGTAAGATATTTATTCGCAACGAACATGCAGCACTCAATAGTTTATTACAAGGTGGTGGTGCAATAGTTATGAAGAGAGCTTTACTTATGCTACAGGATATGATAAAGTTACAAACTTTAGATGCTAAGTTTGTTGCTAACATTCACGATGAATGGCAGATGGAAGTACGTCAAGATTTATCTGACCATGTAGGTGAGTTAGCTATTGAATGTATTATTAAAGCGGGAGAATATTATAATCTTCGCTGTCCGATGGATGGTGAATACAAAGTAGGAGATAATTGGAGTGAAACCCATTAACAATATAAATAGAAAAGGAGACTTAGCTGAGTACTATGCAGTTACATGGCTATGGGATAATGGTTATGAAGTTTTTCAAAACTCAGGATGTACTGGTCCAATAGATATGATTGCAATGAAAGATGGTGCTACTACTTTCGTTGATGTTAAGACTATGTCTAAAGATAAAAAGCAACCTCAGTACCGAGGTAAGATGAGTCGTACAGCAGAACAAAAAGAATTAAATGTAAAGTTATTATTATTTCATCCTGACACAAGAAAATTAAGATGGGCACGACACGGAATAAAAGGGAGAATACCTAATGCAGAAAAAACAATTAGATAATTTAGTACAAGATATTTACAAAGCACTCTCACCTCTATCCAAAGGTGAAGGACTCACATTATCAGACGAACTTATAGATTCGTTTGGTGAGGATATGAAAGATGCGTTACGAGGTTGGGCAAAGAAACAACCAAAGACTAAAGATTCTTTACGTATGTCTAATGTAGGTAAGCCTGCTCGTCAACTTTGGTATAACAAACATTCAAAGATTAAAGCTAAAGACTTTCAATCTACATTGCTTATTAAATTTTTGTATGGTCATTTACTAGAAGCTCTTGTAGTTTTCTTTGTAAAACTATCCGGTCATGAGATTACTGATCAACAAAAAGAAGTTAATGTAAGTGGTATCAAAGGTCACATGGATTGTAAAATAGATGGAGAAGTAGTAGATATTAAATCTACCTCCGGCTTTGCCTTTAATAAATTTAAGAATGGGACTTTACCTGAGAATGATAGCTTTGGATACATGGCACAGCTTGCCGGATACGAAGAAGCCGAGGGTACAGATCAAGGAGGTTTCTTAGCAATCAATAAAGAAACTGGAGAACTTTGGTTTTTTAGACCTGATGAACTTGACAAACCTGATATAAAGTCTAAAATTAAAAGGTTGAAGGCAACTTTAAAAAAGCCTGAACCCCCTGAGTTATGTTATCAACCGATAGCAGATGGCACTCAGGGGAATTTCAAACTTCCAAAAGAATGTACATGGTGTCCCCACAAAATAGAATGTCATTCGGAATCTAATAACGGACAAGGATTGCGTATCTTTGATTACGCAAGAGGTCCTGTGTTTTTCACAGATGTAGTTACTCAACCACGAGTACAGGAGATCACCAATGAATGGCAAGAAAAGTAAATTAATACGTAGACAAGCAGAGAAACTTCAGGTACAATGGATCAATAGTTTATTGACAGAGGATGCTGATAAAGTAACACCTCAAAGTTTAGACAAAGCTCTACCCGATCAAGAATATTATTACAAAGGTTATACAATACATCATTCATTCATGAATCATAAATGGGTTGAGAAAAAATTAAAGAAAAATATAAACATAAGTTTAGATGAATTAACTGGAAGTCATGGCTGAGGTTAATCTAGATGATTTAAAATTAGAAGACTTATTATTTATAGTAGGTGGTTCAATCTTTCAAGGAAGTACTGCTGATGATATAGAGTTAGAAGTATTATTAAAACTAGAAGAATTACTTAATATTAAAATTGATGAAAGATTAAATGGTGTACCAGTAAATGCTGTTATACATTAAGGAGATAAGATGGAATATAAATTTGATGAGAATATAAATTTAAGAGGAGTACAACAGTACATTGATAGTACCTACACACAACACTATGCTCACTCTAAGTATCAAGCAACCGATATGATTATTGATGCAGGACATGGTGAAGGTTTCTGTATAGGTAACATCATGAAGTATGCTATGAGGTATGGTAAGAAGAATGGTAAGTCTGATGCAGACCTACTTAAAATTATTCATTATACTTTAATCGCTTTATACTTAAATCAGGATGATACAAAAGATGATTAAAGAATACTTAGGAATACAAATAGATTACAGTAAAGATAAGAAACTAGATAAGTTTAGCATTGATACTCTACAAGACAGGTACTATTGGGAAAACGAACAGAGCCCACAAGAAGCTTTCGCAAGAGCTGCAGTATTTGGAGCTACACATAGAGGACATATAAATTTTAGTTTAGCACAGAGGTTATATAATTATGCATCCGATCATTGGTTTATGTTTAGCACTCCTATACTTTCTAACGGGGGAACAACTCGTGGCTTACCTATTAGCTGCTTTCTCAATTACGTACCTGATTCGAGGGATGGTCTTTCTGATCACTATGATGAAAACATATGGCTCGCAAGTTCAGGTGGAGGTATCGGTGGATATTGGGGAGATGTTAGGAGTGATGGTGTGTCAACTGGCAATGGTTCTCGTTCTACTGGATCAATCCCGTTTATGCATGTCGTAGATTCTCAGATGCTTGCCTTTAATCAAGGCACTACAAGAAGAGGAAGCTATGCAGCTTACTCGGATATATCTCATCCGGAGATTGAAGAGTTTATTAACATGCGTAAATCATCAGGTGGAGATATCAATAGAAAGAATCTTAACTTACACAACGGAGTAAACATTACAAACGAATTCTTAGAAGCTGTTAAGACTGATGATGAATGGAGATTGATAGACCCTAAGACTAATGAGCCTACTAAAGTTATTAGTGCTAGAGAGTTATGGATGAGGTTACTTGAGACTAGAGCAGAGACTGGTGAGCCTTATCTAATTAACATTGATAGATGTAATGAAGCTCTACCCAAAGGACAAAAAGATTTAGGATTAGAGATCAGACAAAGTAATCTTTGTTCAGAAATTACTCTACCTACAAATGAAGAAAGGACTGCTGTGTGTTGTTTGTCTAGTGTTAATTTAGAATACTATGATGCATGGAAAGATGATGAAAAGTTTATAAAAGATTTAGTTACTATGCTTGATAATGTGTTAGAACATTTTATTGGAGAGATAGTACATACAGAAAAATTAGGTGGTTATACTGCAAATTATAAAAGGTTTAAAAGTTATGTTAAAGAAGGTAAAAAAGGTTTGGTTAAAGCTGCGTACTCCGCATATAGAGAACGATCAATTGGATTGGGTGCAATGGGATTCCACTCCTATCTCCAAAGCAAAGGATTATCTTTCAATGGTCTACAACAAACTGGGATTAACAACACGATCTTTTCTAATATTAAATCCAAAGCTGTCCATGCTACTACAGTCCTTGCGGAAATGCGTGGTGAAGCTCCTGACATACATGGTAGCAATAAGCGTAACACTCATCTGTTGGCTGTTGCTCCTAATGCCAGTAGTTCTATTATATGTGGTGGCACTTCCCCTAGCATTGAACCATATCGTGCTAACGTATATACACACAAAACTTTATCAGGTAACTACAAAGTAAAGAATAAATATTTAGAAAAGTTATTAAAGAAGAAAGGACTCAATGCAGATGAAAGAGAACAGGTATGGAAAGATATTTCAAATGAAAGAGGTTCAATACAAAATATTAAAATATTTAATAAAGAAGAAAAAGAAATATTTAAAACAGCAGACGAACTAAATCAATTACATTTAGTAGAACATGCAAAGATTAGACAAGAATACATTTGTCAAAGTCAAAGTGTAAATCTTTTCTTCGTACCACCTAAGGCTACAGAACCTCAAGAAGTACACGATGAATTTTTACAATACTTAAATGATGTACATTGGTATGCTATGTATAATTTAAAATCATTGTACTACTTAAGATCAGATGCAGCTAAATCTGCAGAGAATGTAAACGTAAGAATACCAAGAATTAATTTAGAAGACACAGAATGTATAAGCTGTGAAGGATAGAATATGACAGAAGAAAAATTTGATAGAATGTATGAAGGCAGATTTGATGCTCTTAAAAAGAAGTACGAAGCTGAGATAGCTATTGCAAAAACTGAAATAGATACTTATTTTCAATTAAGTGTTGGAGTAGCTGAGCATCCTCACATTATTGAATCAATGGATTTACTATTAGAAAAAATTGCAACTGCTCAAGAAAAACTAGAGTTACTACTCAAGGAGTTTTAATGGAAGATTCATTTAGTGAGTTCTGCAGACGTATGTGGTTAGATCATTGCGATGAAAACAAAACACCACACTCTACAACATACACAGAACAAGAATATAAAAAACAATTTAACAAATGGCTACTTAAAAAGTATGCCGAAACAAAGGAAAATACATGAGCTTATTAGGAACACAAAATTATTTTAAACCATTCGAGCATCCTTGGATGTTTGATTACTGGGATTTACAACAACAGATGCATTGGATACCCAACGATGTACCACTAAATACAGATGTAAAAGATTGGAACAATCATCTAACAGATGAAGAACGTAACTTAGTTAAACAAATCTTTAGATTGTTTACTCAATCTGATGTAGATGTTGGTGCAGCTTATACTCATAAGTATATGAAATTGTTCAGAAAACCTGAAGCTCAACTTATGATGTCAGCGTTTGCCAACATGGAAGGGATACATCAGGTAGCTTACAGTCAGCTTTTAGAAACAATCGGCATGCCTGACAAAGAGTACAAAGCATTTGCTGAGTATGAAGAGATGGCTAACAAACATGAGTATCTTTTAAACTTTAAACCTACTCGTAAGAACAAACGAGAGATTGCGAAAGCTCTTGCGGTTTACTCAGGATTCACAGAAGGACTACAGTTATTTAGTAGCTTTGCAATCTTGTTAAACTTTCCAAGGTATGGTAAAATGAAAGGCATGGGTCAGATTGTTACGTACTCTATACGTGACGAGTCCTTACATGTTGAAGCTATGACTAAACTCTTTAGAGAATTTGTGAAAGAGAATCCGGATATATGGACTGACGATCTAAAGAAAGAACT